AGTTTTACCTGTGCTGTCGTTTACACCTGTGTATAAACCTCCAACAAATTTGTCAGTACCATCTGTTTTAATATCTAAATCAGTAGCAGCAGTTTCTATTACAAAAAAGAAAGAAGCTCCTAAATTATTAGCTTGGTTCGGATCTGTTGGATCTGAAGGACTTGTAGTAACAATACTTGGCAAAGTAAATTTACCGTCTGCATCATTACAAGTTAAAATTTTTCCTGCGTGAGCATCAACTGTTAAAGACGTGTCAGCAGTTAAGCTTACTACTGATGTACTACCAGCAGTTATAAAACCAGAGATAGATTTAACTGGCCCTGAGAATGTTGATTTTGCCATAATTTCCTCCTTCGGAAATAAGTCTTATAGTCTTGGCTTGTCTGCTAGGTCAGTCTATAAAACAATTAATTAATCCTAGATAAATTAATTTTATTATACGGCTTGGTCATGTTCAATAGGTAATTTTTCTGTAGCTTCTAAAACTGACTTATGTGCCTCATATAATTTTTCGTAAGCTTCTTTTGTTAAATTATTTTTACCATAAGTTTTTATTAGATCTTCGCCAATCATTTCTATCAAACATCTTGTTGTAACTAATCTACCTCTAATATCTTCGCTTTTTTCTTTGTCGGTCATAATTTTAAATTGTTTCACTTGTCTAATTTCGTACTCTCTTGAGTTTCTAATGTTAATTAATTTTTTTTCTAATTCAGTATAACTGCCCCAATCTCTTATTTCTGCGACAGTTCTCCCACAACCTTTGCATACATCATCAAATGGTATTACAGAGGTGGTACATCTACCCACACATGGGGTTTCAGATAAATTATTTGGTTCGTGTAACCACATTTTTAAAAAAAGGGAGAGCCGAAGCTCTCCCCTCTTTATGATTATTAAGCTCCTTGAGAACCGTCAACACATCTCCAGTTAGAGAATCCAAATGAATATCTCTCTCTGGCTTTATATCTCATGTTTCCAGTATCAAAATCACCTTCTAATGCAGTTTGTAGAGGACTTCTAACAAACATTTTGAACCCATCAGGAACATCTGTTTTCAAGAAGAACGCATCTGGATCTACAAGATAGTGGTTTACCACATAACCTTGAGGAAGCATTCCTTGGTTTCTGATTGAGTTAATGTCGTTGTCTGAAGTAGCAACTCTACCAGGAGTATTTAAAAGACGATCCGCCACGAATTGTAATTGTGGTGGAATAATCAATTTAGTTCCTTGTAAAGCTATGTTCAAACCACGATCATCAGTTTGAGTTGAAATCCTTATCAAAGCATCTTCTAAAGATGTTTCGTTAAGGTCAGCAAAAGTTGTTGCTCTGTTAGCAGCAGTACCAGTGCTCAACGGGTGGTCAGTAGCGATTAACGGCTTACCGTCTCCACCAGGAAAGCTAGTGCTGAATGCGTTGTTCAGAATATTTGCAGCTTTAATTTGCTTAGTATGAGCCATACTTCTAGCTAATGCTTTGGTATATCTCGAACCTAAACGGTCATACAAATTATCTTCAACAGCTTCTTCAGTTAATGCGAAAGCAAGAGCTACAGTTTCGTGTTCATAACGAGCTGTAAATCCTTCAGTTGCATTATCAAAAGCTACGCCAGCACCTTCTGCTTTAGTTGGAGCATTACCAAAACCAACAATCATGACTTCTTCTTCGAAAGCTCTATCAGAAGTGTTTTCTTCAAAGATTTCAGCATGTTCGTTGTCGTAACGGTTGTACTCCATACCAAAAAGTGCATTTAGACCTGGCTCTAACTCTTTAGCTAATTGTGCTCTATTAATTGCCATGGTTACACCCCTGTAGTAGTTGAGTAGAAGTGCTCGTTAATTTTAACGATCACATTCACGTTAGCAGAACCTCTTTCGTCATTGTCAGGGTCTTTAGAGAACCCAACAATTCTGAAGTTTTCAGCAGCAGAAGTTGCTCCTGAATCTACTTCAGCTTTTGATTGGCCAGTAACAGTAGAGCCAGCAGTATAAGCTAGATCTACGTTAGCACCAACAGCAGCTAACGCAAGAGAACCAGTACATTGTACTTCGTAAAGATTGTTTGGATCATCTTCAACTAAAGCAGTAATTGTACTTGTAGATGTTTGTCCTGATGGATAGTGTGCTTTAAACACAACACTTCCGTCAGTATCAACAAATTTACAACCCCTAAAAATTCCTAATATTGGTTGCTCACCCGCAGCATCACACACGAGTATAGTACCAGCAGCAGTCATTCTTACAGGATCGCCTGAGAATATACTTCCAGTTGCACCAGAGGCAATTTCGTATTCTGTAGTTCCATTGTTTTGAACACTTGAACCTATTTTGCCTACTAGCTTAAAACCGAAAGGTGCATCTTTATTTGCCATAATAAATACCTTTTAATTATGAAAGTTTAGTAAACAGCGATACCCCCATTTATCTTTTACCGCCACCAAAAGTAACGCTAGATGATCTTCTTGGCCTCTCTATTGGAGAACGATCATCAGATTCCTTCATTAAATCATTGTCTATGGCTTGTTGCATAGTTTGCGACCTATCTGTGAAATAATTATTTCTTTCTTGTCGAGTTTCTAAAGGAATCTTAGCTAATAAAAGTCCACCTACACTAATGACTCCAGCATGTTTTCCATCCTGAATCGTTGGTAGTTCAAAATTTTGAATTTCCTCAGCCCTTACAAGCTCAAAGCCTTCTCTTAATCGAGACATGACATTTTTCTTGTCGGGTTGGTTAGCGATTTCAGCACGAATCCATCTGTATTCATAACCTTCAGGAGGTTCTGGAGTTTCTAGAGTTGATGGGCGTTGCCAAGGTTTGCGAGATTCAAGGGACTCTCGTGTGTCCGCAGAACGTGGAGCTCTGTTAAATTCTTGTTCTTTATTTGTTGTTTTCTTTGTCATGTTTTTACCTTTTAACAAATTTTGCGTACTCTTTCAAAGGTACGTTTAGTTTTTTAGCCATTTCTACTTCTGAAGGAGAAAGTCTAACCTGCTTTTTATTAGATCCTTGAGAATCAGCTCTTGCAGCAGAAGCAACTCTTTGAGTAGCTTGTGGTGCTGGAACAGTTTCAGTTTCTACGCCAAAGTCGTTTGGAAACTTAGACCTCAATCTATTATCTAATTCATTGTAATACTCATCAGTTTGACCGTCAAAGCCTTCTTTGACTAAATCATCATGAATAGTAAAGGCAGCAAGAGTTCTAATTCTATCTTCGCCAAACCATTCATTTTTATCAGCCCAAGCTTCTGCTTTTGGATCAGGCTGAGGCGTTTGCTGTTGTATGTTTTCTTGAGGTATTACAGTTTCATTTGTAGGGGCTTCTTTAGCCATTTTTATTCTATTTTCTTCAACTGCAATTGTAGATAAAAGGCTAGTTGCTTTTGCAGCTTTATCATAGTCTTGTGCTTCTTGTGCTTCAGCTAAAACTCTCGTCGCTTGTTGTTTTTGACTTTCAAGCCTTGTTTCTGCTTCTGCATAATAATCTTGATTAATTTTTTCACTCTTACCTTTTAAGGCTTCATATTCTGATTTCATGCTATTAGCATAATTAAGAGCAGAATCTCTACCTCTTTCAGCTTCTCTTAGCTTTCGTGTAAGATTGTTTATTCTTTTTTGAACATTATCAGAATAATTTTCTAACTCATCATCTGAATCTGCTTTAGCTTCTTCAACTTGTTCAGTTTGATTAGCTTCTGAATTTGTATTTTCTACAGCTTCAGTTTCTTCTGTATTTTGCTCTTCCTCTATAACTTCAATTTCTTCTACAGCATCTGTAGATTCTTGCAAGTTTTCTTCTTGAATTAACTCAGACATAAAAACCTCCTATACAGCAACTATGTCGTCTGGATCTTTTATAGTAGCTAACACTTCATCATCGTTTATCAATCTACATTCGGCTTCATCACCCAATTTAAAACGACAACCAGCATATCTACCTATTAATACCCATTGTTTTTCTTGGCACCAAGCGGTACCCCCAAATTTAGATTCATCCTTATAGCAAAGAGGCCCCATTTTAACTACATAAGCACATACAGAAGCCAATGACTCTCTTTCTACGTGTTGTTGTGTTAACAATATGCCTCCTTCAGATACACCTTTACCTTTGTAAGGCAAGACTAGAATCCTATACCCTGAAGGTTGTGGCATTCTATCTAGTAAAGATGATTCTAATAAAGTTGGATCTAAAACTCTTTTGCTTTCTTCAACATAAGCTTTATCAGCTTCTGTTTCTTCAGACTGTTCTTCTTTTTGAGATTCTTCTATTTCTTTGGCTATGTGGTTAGGGACTACCACCTTGTTCTGGCTCTTCATATTCTTTTCCTAGCAGTTCTCTAAAAATACTTTCTGCGTCAACGAGAGAACTGTGTCGCCCACGCAAAAATTCATATTGAGACATGTCTTTTACCCCATTCAACATTTGGGTTTTGACATCCTCTTGTCGTTCTCTAAGAGCTTTTAAATATTTCTCTCTTAAATCAAATATGGACATTAATAAACGCCATCGAACTTGGTACCAAATTCTGCAATACCACTTCCTTTAACTTTACCTTTACCCATTCCTGGCGTTGGAGTTGTACTTGCTGAAACATTTTTTTGTTGTTTTAGCTTAACAGTTCCTTTGCCTTGATATTTAATTGAACTTTTCATTTTGCTATTCTATTGTAAAAATTGTAAAAAAGTAAATTATTTATTTTGTAAATCTAGATTTTTAAAAATCCTTTGCTGCTCTAATCTGTCTTGAGCAGTATCATCTTTCATCCTAGCTATATCTTCAGAAGCACCAATTCTTTCTCTATCAACACTTATTCTTGCCTGGCTTTCTTGAATTTTTCTTTCTTGATCTGCAACAAATTGTCTTTGTTCTTGTGCTAATTCTTGACCTTTAAGAGCTAACTCTTGTTTTCTAATTGTTACTAAAGGATCTTCATCTGCTGGCGAAGATACAGTTTCAGTAAATTCAGAAACTAATTGAGCCAATATTGGAGCACTAAATTGACCTAATATTTGTGCAGCTTGTTGCACTAATTGTTGTTGTTCTTGTCCAGAAGTTTGTTGAGAAGCTTGTTGTAATTGTTGATATTGAGCCATAGCTTCTGGTGGCATTTGCGTTTGTGCTATTGCATCTGCCTTCATTTGCAAGTGTTCCATAATATGTGAAAAGATATTTGCTTGTACTTGTAAATTGGATTGAACTGGTGATGTTTTCAAAAGAGATTTATGTATTGCTATGTGAGCATCATGATTTTGTTCAGGAAAAGCTTTAGCTGTTCCACCAAGCAACAAAGTATTATTTTCAACACCAGCTTCTATTGGTATTGGTTCTGTAGGGGGAGGTGGTTGTAGTAAAGAATCGATATTATCAACTCCTATGGCAGCATACATTCTTCGATAAGACTCATAAATACCATTAGGCCCATGAATCTGGGGATTAGATTGCACTAAATTCATCATTTCTTGAGCCATAGCTATTCTTTGAGCAGAACTAAATATGTCGGGATTAGATACAGGAATAATATCTACTCGATCATCAAAGTCAGTAATTTTTAATTGACCACCACCATTTGCAGTCATGTAAGGATATTCTGGCGGTAAGTATTCTTTAAATACTTTAGCCAATAATTTAAATTCTTTTCTTTGTGCTGAATGTAATCTTTTGTGTATTGCTGATAAAACTTTAGTAGATCTTTCCAACAAAGCCATAGTTGTACCTAAAACAGATAACAAAGACAATAAAGTTTGACTTGGTTCTTTAAAAGGCAAAGGCTGTATAGCATCTGCAAGTGAACCTCCAGGTGCATCTACATCTCTAAATTCTCCAGGCTGAATAGGAGAATCTTCGTCTCGTATTCTAATCCCTCTTGTCTTGAATCCAGCAGGTAGATTCGCAAGAGTTCCTGCGTCTATAAGTTGCCTTAGTATAGATGTAGATGCTTTTGATAAGCCACCAATCATGTGTGTTAGACCAAATCCGTAAAACCCTAATCCAGGTAAGAATTTAAAATGAACAAAGTATTCTATTTTACTTTTGTACGGATCTTGTTCTAAATAGTTTCTTCTAATTGATAAAACTTGTTGTGAATTTGAATCAATAGTAACTATGTAAGGTAATTTAACACCAGTTAATTGACCTTCGCTATTGGTATCTTCAAAACCATCTAAATCTAAATTACAATGAACTTCATATAAAACAGTTACTTCTGATGAATCGTAAGTCTGTTCTAGTCCAGCTAATTCTTCTATTTCATCTTTTATCTGCGAAGATTCTTCAGCAGATACCCCATAATCTATATTTACATTTCGATAAAAACCTTGTGCTTGAAGTTTTCTAACTTCGTTTTCTGGCATTTTTATTATGTTAGTAATTCTTGGACAACTTTCTAAGTCAGTTGTGTAATAAGGCACTATCAAATCTTCAGGAGCTACAAACTTAGAAACAGCTCTACCTAATACTTCATCATAATAAACTTTTTTAAAAGCAGAACCTGCAAGTGGTAAGTAAAATAATAATTGATCTAACTCAGCATCATATTCTTCCATAACGTGAGTTATTTGATAATT